CCAAGAAAACGGATACAATTACACGTTGAATGGCAACACGACATTGTTGTCGCAGTCGCCGTTTGTGCAGATTTTCAACATTCCATACACGGTCCCTGTGGGCCACCCCGGCGGCACGGATATCCAATTCCAAATGAAATCCAATACGGGCGGCCCATTTGTTGGTTCAATCTTCGCAGGTGGTTATCTAATCGCTGACGCTACCGCTACGACCTTCTAATAGGAGCCGTCATGAGCACGAGCGGCACTTACAACTTTAATCCGTCGCTTGGCGAGGTCGTGCTCTATGCATATAACCTCTGCGACATAAGAAACACGGCCATTGCCCAAGAGCACATGGAAGCCGCTCGCATGGCTTCCAACCTTTTGTTGGCAAACTGGTCTAATCGTGGCGTAAATCTGTGGACGGTTGATCTTGAAACGGTCAACTTTAACCAAACGCCTGCTACTACGGGCGCTTCCGGCAATGGAACGACCGCAACCCTGACGTTTGCCACGCCAAATACCCCTGTGTACACAGTAGGTACACAAATTACGGTGTCGGGCGTTACGCCATCAGGATATAACGGCACTTATACGGTCACCGCATCGTCAAATGGTTCAGTATCGTATGCCAATACTACGACGGGCGCCCAAACGGTGGCCGGAACAATATCGTCACCGACACCTGCAGGCACTTATTCCGTCGATCCAAATACCGTCGTGCTTCTTGATACCTATGTAACGACGACACAATCAACATCGCAGCCAATTGATCGCATTATTTTGCCTGTTTCACGCACGGAATATGCTTCTTACCCTAATAAGCAGCAGACGGGCTTCCCAACCGTGTTTTGGTTTGATCGTTTGATTGACGCTAGTCGCTCTGCAGGATCACCCGGGCCGTCTGTTACGCTTTGGCCCGTCCCAGATGGTCAATCTTCGCAGTATTTGAAGTATTATCGTGTACGACAAATCCAAGATAGCGCATTTACGTCGGGCCAGACGGTTGAGATTCCGTATCTTTGGCTTGAAGCTTACGCATATGCCTTGGCTTTTCGCTTGGCTATTCAATGGAACGCACAAAAAGCCCCGCTTTTGAAGCCTTTGGCTGATGAAGCCTACGCGGTTGCGGCCGAACAGAACGTCGAAACGGCGCAACAATATATTAGCCCGCAAATATTTGGGTATTTTAGATGAGACCTCATGGCCGCGCGTCAGTATCAAGCAGAAACCCACGGGCGTTTGCTATATGCGATCGTTGCGGGTTTCTGTACAATCACAATCGTCTTCAATGGCAGTTTGATTACGCCGGCGCAGGCCTGATTAACAAACGTATTCTCGTTTGCAGCCCATGTCTTGACACCCCGCAGAACCAATTGCGCGCTATTGTGTTGCCACAAGACCCCACGCCGATCGATAACGCTCGCGTTCAAGACTATTATACGGCTGAAACGACCACAATTGCGGTGTCCGCGGGCGCGCCTACAGACCCAACAACGGGTATTCCAATCTATCCTACTGTCAATTTGGTCAACCAAGATGGCTCCACGCCCACAACGCAGCCGATTGGCGCGCCAACGGGCTTGGATTCAAACGCGGTTCAACCACAATTCTTATCAACAGCATACCGCGTGAACGTCAATCCAACATCCGTATTGGCTAACGGAACAAGCACGGTTACGGTTAATTGCTCGGCGCCTCATGGTTTGGCCACAAACGCACAAGTTGCCGTTGAGGGTCTAACCAATAATGCCGCCGATGGAATTTTTAGTGTTACGGTAACGACCGCTACGCAATTCACTTATCAAACAAATAGTGCTATAACTTCGGGTAATCTGCTTCAAGGCACAACGCTTATCGTTACCGCCCTTGTCGGATTGCCTTATGGCTACACTCAGATACCACAGACTGGGCCTTTGACATGAGCAACATTACCGTTACCAACCTCCCAGTTCTGACTTCGTTAAGCGGTTCCGCCCAGCTTATGGTGGTTCAAAATGGCGTGTCATCAAGCGCGACAGCGCAGCAAGTCGCAAACCTCAACGCCAATGGCGGTACTGTAACATCAATCACGGCTCAGTCGCCCCTGTCTGGTGGCACAATTACGTCCACGGGGACGATCGGTCTTAGCACCAATAGCATCACAAATAGCTATCTTGGCACGATGCCTTCCGGCACGATCAAAGGCAATAATTCGGGCAGCACGGCGCAGCCACAAGACCTCACAGGGGCGCAAGTTCTTTCTTTGATCGGCGCCGGTACGGTGAGCCAAGTTAATACGGGTTCTGGACTATCGGGTGGTCCAATCACAACCACTGGCACGATTTCTATTGCCGCCACGGGCGTTACGGCGGGTAATTACGGTTCTGCATCGGCCGTCCCTGTATTTTCTGTTAACTCTCAGGGCCAGCTTACGTCCGTCACCAATACCAATATCTCTATTCCATCGGGGCAAGTTTCTGGGCTTGGAACGATGGCGACGCAAAATGCAAGTTCTGTTGCCATTACGGGCGGTAACATAAATGGTACTACGATTGGCGGAACAACCCCAGCCGCGGCTACATTTACCGCACTTACGGCAACGGGTACGACCAATCTTGGTACAATTGCATCCGGCACATGGAACGGTACTGCCATTGCTATTGCATATGGCGGCACGGGCGCGACGACTGCATCAGGTGCGCGTACAAATCTTGGCGCGGCGGCTTCTGGCACAAATAGCGATATTACTAGTCTGACTGGTCTGACCACGCCTCTTGCTGAAACTGAAGGTGGCACGGGCTATGGATCATATACAACGGGCGACATTCTTTATGCTTCGTCATCTTCCACCTTGGCCCGTCTTAACGACGTGGCTACTGGCAATGCTCTTATTTCTGGAGGGGTCGGTGTTGCTCCGTCTTATGGTAAAATTGGTCTTACTACTCATGTAAGCGGCACATTGCCTGTTGCAAACGGCGGTACGGGTGCGACTACGCTGACAGGTTATCTTGTTGGCAATGGGACAAGCGCAGTAACGGCTGTGGCTACAATTCCCAATGCCGGGCTAACCAATTCATCCATTACGATTGGCTCAACCGCAATTTCACTGGGCGCATCAACGTCTACGTTGGCAGGTTTGACAACAGTTACGGTTACGCAAGACCCTACCGCATCGTTGCAATTGTCCACCAAGCAGTATGTTGATAACCAAGTTGCTACGGTCAGCAATACAACCTTCCATACGGCTTCTGCGGCGGCTACCACGGCTAATCTGACCGCCACGTATAACAATGGAACAGCGGGTGTTGGTGCTACGCTTACCAATAGTGGCGCACAGGCGGCTTTTGCGGTTGATGGTTATACTGCTTCACTAAATGACCGCATCCTTGTTAAGGATATGACGACTGCCGCTTATAACGGTATTTACACGGTTACTACGGTTGGTTCCGGCGCAACGAACTGGGTTTTGACCCGTGCAACTGACTTTAACACAGTCGGCACTGGCCCTAATTTCATTGAAACGGGTGCTTCTACGTTTATTAACGGTGGCACAACATGGGGTTCAACCTCATGGGTAATGAACACGACTGGCACAATTACGGTTGGCACTACATCCCTCGTGTGGGTGCAAACATCTTCTTCCGGTAATATCACCGTATCCGCTCCAATCACCAAAACGGGTAATACCATTGGTCTTGGAACGGTTGGCGTATCATTTGGTGGCACGGGCCTGACTACGCTGACTGCGTATGGTTTGCTATATGCTGCAAGCACTTCATCGGTGGGCCAGATATCGCCATCGACTTCAGGTTATCCGTTGCTATCCACGGGCGCTTCAACGGCTCCTGCGTTTGGTCAGTTGGCCTTGGGCGGCGCAGGTGTCACTGGCACACTGGGTGTTACAAATGGCGGAACGGGAACAAACACGTCCTTTACCACCGGATCAGTCGTGTTTGCTGGCGCGTCTGGCGTATATACGCAAAATAACGCCAAATTTTTCTGGGATAACACTAATAACCGTCTGGGTATCAATACCGCTACGCCGCAGACGCAATTAACGATTGTTTCCAATACGCAAACAACCACGCCAACGGGTACGCTCCCAGCGGGTACGGACATGTATATTGTCGGCGCAAACTCAGCCAACACCCGTATTACGCAAGATGCTTACGGCACTGGCGCTTATGGTGTGTTCACGGCACGACAAGCCCGTGGCACGGCTGCATCTCCTACAGCATCACAGTCCGGTGACTTCTTGGCGCAATTTACGGCCCGTGGTTACGGCGCGACTGCATTTGGCACAGCGTCTACAGGTTATATTGCATTCTCTGCGGCGGAAAACTTTACGGATACGGCTCAAGGCACATATGCAAGTATCTACACAACCCCAACAGGCAGCAATTCAATTGCGGAAGTATTCCGTTTTGGCCCGGCTGGTCAGTTTGGTATCGGTGCAGGAACTTACGGAACGTCTGGCTATGTTCTGACTTCTGGCGGCGCGTCTGCTCCACCAACATGGTCGCAAATTAGCCTTTCAACAATCACTGGTACGCTTGGTGCATCCAACGGCGGTACGGGCCTTACGACTTATGCGGTCGGCGATCTTCTTTATGCCTCCGGCACAACAACTCTGTCCCGCCTTGCGGATGTAGCAACGGGTAACGTGTTATTGTCCGGCGGCGTGGGCGTGGCTCCTTCGTGGGGTCAAGTCTCCCTTACAACGGCAGTGACGGGTACGCTTCCGGCTACAAACGGTGGTACTGGACAAGCATCTTATACTGTTGGTGATCTTCTTTACGCTTCATCAACGACAGCCCTTTCCCGCTTGTCTGATGTTGCTACGGGTTCGGTTCTTGTGTCGGGTGGCACGTCCACGGCCCCTGCATGGTCATCATCGCCAACAATTACTGGCACAACAACGTCTGGATATTTTATTGCCAATGGCGCGATTACGTCTTCTTTGACCGTTGGTGCGTATTCTTATGGAACATTGGGATATTCTGATACCAACATTTTCCAATCGTTTACGTCGTCAGTAAACACTTACAACCAGAAGGTTATGCAAAACACCAATTCTGGTGCAACGGCTTCTACAAACATTATTGTTTCCAATAACCTTGGTACGGCATCAACGTACTTTGGTGAGTTTGGTATGAATTCGTCTGGGTTCACTGGGTCTGGCGCATTCAATGCCGCCAATACCGTTTACCTTGATTCCACCTCTGCTGACCTTGCTATTGGTACAACAACGGCCAACGCCATTCACTTTGTCGTGAACAATGGCGCGACCGATGCAATGACTATTGCGTCCGGTGGAACGGTTACAATTGGTACGCTTAATCTTACCAATGCGCTTGGTGTGGCTTATGGCGGAACTGGGCTTACATCTACCCCTGCAAACGGCGCTTTAGATATTGGTAATGGAACAAACTTTACCCGCACGACATTGACGGCTGGTACGGCAATTGGCGTCACTAACGGTTCTGGTTCTATTACTATTAATAACACAGGCGTTACGTCTGCGGTTGCAGGTACGGGTATTTCAGTTTCTGGTGCAACTGGTGCGGTAACTATTACCAATTCTGGTGTTACGTCTCTTGCGGCAGGAACTGGAATTTCTGTTTCAGGATCGACAGGTGGCATTACAGTTACCAATAGCGGCGTAACATCTGCAGTGGCAGGGACGGGTGTTAGTGTTTCTGGTTCTACTGGCGCTGTAACATTCAGTATTGGTCAGGCAGTTGGGACAGCAAATACTCCGACTTTTGCAGGGTTAACTTTAACAGGTGATATTACAACTTATCGGTCAGGAACGCCGACAACGGGCGTTATTTTCCTTGGAAACAGTGGTTCTCGTTATCTTTATTATGATGGCACAAATTATAATATGCCTTCCGCAAGTCTTGTTCTTGGTGGAACATTATATGCCACAGGGAACGTCACGGCTTATTATTCTGATGACCGCTTAAAAACGCGTCTTGGTAATATTGAAAATGCGTTGGACAAAGTGTCTTCGTTAACTGGTTTTTATTATGAAGCCAATGAAATAGCACAAGCGCTTGGTTACAAAGTAAGACGAGAAATTGGTGTATCGGCGCAAGACGTTCAAAAAATATTGCCTGAGATTGTTGCTCCAGCACCAATTGATAATCAGTATCTTACAATTGATTATGAACGCATTGTCCCATTGCTAATTGAGGCCATTAAAGAACTTAATGTTAAAGTTAAACAATTAGAGAACAAATAATGGCTACATTTTGCCCTTCATCAGGTACAATTTCTATGAGCGACATATACGCTGCCTTCCCCGGCATCGCGTCATATAGCCTTAGTTCGTATCTTGGGCAGACATATTATTTATCCAACGGCACTAAAGGGACATTCTCATCTGGCACAATCAATATGTCGGATTTTTACGGCACAACTGGTACTGCTGTTGCTTACACGGCTTCGTATCTTGTTGTTGCAGGTGGCGGTGGTGGCGGTAGCGTTGGCGGTGGCGGTGGCGCAGGTGGCTATTTATCAGGATCGCTTTCTCTTTCTCCCGGTTCTACTTACACGGCAACAGTGGGTGGCGCTGGTGCGGGTGCAACATCCGGTACGGTTAACCCCGGCGGCAACGGAGGAAACTCTGCGCTTACTGCGGTTGGCACCGCTATTGGAGGCGGCGGCGGCGGTAGTAACGGTGCGCCATATCAAAGTGGATATTCTGGCGGATCGGGTGGCGGTGCTGGTTCCAGTAGTACGGCAAGTTCTGGTGGCGCTGGTACGGCGGGACAAGGTAACGCAGGTGGCGCGAACAACGTAAACGCTAACTATGGCGCTGGTGGCGGCGGTGGCGCTGGTGCAGTTGGCGGAACAGGTACGTCTTCTGTTGCAGGTTCAGGTGGAACGGGTGGTTTAAATGCTATTACAGGCGCTTCCACATATTATGCGGGTGGCGGCGGTGGTGGTATTTGGAACGGCTCTACACCGGGGTCAGGTGGCGCTGGTGGTGGCGGAACGGGAACAAGTGGAACTGGAACAGGCGGTTCTGGAACGGCAAACCTTGGCGGCGGCGGTGGCGCGGGTGGTTATACCACAGGTGTGGGCGCTGGTCCCGGCGGCGCGGGTGGTTCTGGTGTTGTAATTATTTCTGTTCCAACATCACGTTATACGGGATCAGTAACAGGCTCTCCAACCGTTACAACATCCGGCGGTAATACAATTATTAAATTTACTGGCTCAGGGACGTATGTAGCATGAGTCATTTTGCCCAAATAGAAAACGGTATTGTTACGCAAGTTATTGTTGCGGAACAGGATTTTATTGACACATTGGAAGGTCAATGGGTCCAAACATCTTATAATACCCGTGGTAATCAGCACCCAGAAGGTCGTCCTTTGCGTGGTAATTACGCGGGTATTGGTTATGTCTATGATTTAGCAAACGATGTATTTTATGAGGCGCAACCATTTTCGTCTTGGTTGCTAAACCAAACAACTTGGTTATGGGAGCCGCCAGTTCCACGGCCAACCGATGCAAAATCATATAATTGGGATGAAGAAACCAAGGCTTGGGTAGCAGTATGACTGAATATCAAAACCTTATAGACCTTGTTGGCGGTATGTTCCTAACGGTAGCCGGATGGTTTCTTCGTGAACTATGGGGTGCGGTTAAGGAATTGCAACGCGACCTTAATAAGTTAGAATCTAACTTGCCCAAGGAATATGTGTTAAAAGTGGATTTGGACAAACGAATGGCGCATATTGAAGATATGTTCCAACGTATCTACGACAAACTTGATGGGAAGGCGGACAAGCCATGAGTGTAACGACAAACCTTGCCCTTAACGAACCAGCGTATAATAGCACGTCTCCTACGTGGGATCAGCCGCTTAACTATAATGCAACCATCCTTGATCAGATGTACGGCAATACTACATCTGTATCCGTAAATACGGGTGGGTCTACCACTTACACCAATATTGCAGCGCCAAGCGCGACTGCGGCTGGTTCAACGTCACAGGCCATGCGGTTTAACCTTACAGGTGCATTAGCCGCCAACCAAAATGTGCTTTTGCCTCAAAGTGTGGCAGGTATGTGGGTTGTTACCAATAGCACATCTGGCGCGTATACCGTCCTATTAGGATCAAATAACGGCAGTAACGCAGCAGCTGGAACTACAGTGTCTTGCCCACAGGGTTATAGCATCCTTGTTTATTGCGACGGGACAAACGTAAAAAAAGCGGATGATGGATTGCTTCCAACAATTTTATCCGTTTCAGCGGGCGGAACTGGTTCTTCAACTCTTACAGCCAACAACGTCATCCTTGGTAACGGAACAAGTGCCGTTCAATTTGTGGCCCCCGGTACAAGCGGCAACGTATTAACATCTAACGGAACAACTTGGACATCTTCATCCCTTGCTTCGGGAGGAACATTAATTCGCGCCCCTCAAATTTTAACATCAGGAACGTCTTACACAACACCATCTACTTGCAATCATATTTATGTTGAGGCAGTTGGCGGCGGGGGTGGCGCGGGAAGTAACAATAATCTCAATGCTGGCGGCGGCGGGGGCGGATACGTTGCTAAGTATTTTAATGTCTCTCCTTCAACGTCATATTCTTACGCGATTGGCGGCGGCGGCGCGGCGACAGCAGCAGGAGGAAGCACAACATTTACTGTAAGCGGAACAACAATTACTGCTACTGGCGGCGGCGCTGGCGGTTCTGCGGTAACTGGCAATACAGCATTTGGTGGCGCTGGTGGCGTAGGTACAAATGGCGATTTAAACGGGGGCGGTTCTAATGGGGGATATGCCAATTATAATGCTACCGGAGGTGTCGGGGGAAGCAGCATGTTTGGTGGCGGTGGTCTAAATGCCAATACCACTAATGGCGGAAACGGAACAGGATATGGCGGCGGAGGAAGCGGTGGCGGGTCTGGTTGGGCTGGTGGAGCAGGAACCCAAGGCATGATTCGCATTTGGGAATACACCTAATGCAATATACGTGGTCGTTCCCTCAATTTATTGTAAATCCATATTACGATGGCCTGACTAATGTGGTTACGGCAATTAACTGGGTTTGCACGGGTACGAATGGCACATATACGTCATCTTCATCTGGTACGGCTAAATTAGGTACGCCCAACCCAGCTGAGTTTGTCCCATATGCTGACATTACTCAGGCTATGGCGTATAATTGGGTATCGCAATGTATTAGCATGCCTGCCGTTGAGTCTCAAATTGCCGCGCAAATAAATCAGTTGTCGCAGCCCGTTACGCAATCGCAGGCCCCACCTTTCTGAGGTTGTTATGGACCCATTTACCCTGATCGCTGGCGCGACTGCAATTTATAACTCTATCAAGTCCGCCGTCGACGCTGGTCAGGATATGATGGCGACTGCCGAAAAGGTAAGCAACCTCTTTGGCAAGGTTGGTCAGATCGTTACGATCGCGTCAACGCCGCGCAAGAAAAAGCTGTTTCAATCACAAGCCGAGTTTGAGGCCGAAGCTGTTAAGATATACGCCGTCAAAGCCAAAGCCCTTGATATGCAGCTTCAGGTAAAGAACCTGTTTGTTAGTCAATATGGCCCAGCAGCATGGGAAGGCATTCAGCGGCAAGTAATTGAAATGCGGAAAGAAGCGGCTCGGCAGGCGGCAGAAGCTTTGAAAGAACAGGAAGAGGCCAGAAAGGACCTAATTATGGTTAGTAGCATAGTTGGTTTTCTGGTATTGGGTATTGCTGCAATCGGTGTTTTTCTCATGCTAACGGTGAAATGACATGGACATTTTAAAAACTTTTGGACCATTGATTGGTTCGGTCGCCCCTACCATCGCTACCGCTCTCGGCGGCCCAGTGGCAGGATTGGCCGTGAAAGCAGTATCAAATGCTCTTTTCGGTCATGAAAATGGCACCGAGGACGACATTATGTCGGCTCTTGCCAATCCAACGGGCGACCAGTTGGCGCAGCTTAAAAAGATTGATGCTGACTTTAAAGTTCAAATGAAGTCTTTGGACATTGATCTGGAACGCATCTCTGAACAGGATCGCGATTCAGCCCGCAATATGCAGATTGCTACCCGTGATTGGATACCCCGCGTATTGGCGGTAGGTGTTACGGTCGGTTTTTTTGGCATCATTGCATACATCCTTCACTTTGGCCTTCCAGCCACAGGCGGCGAGGCTCTTTTGATGCTGATTGGTACGCTTGGCACGGCTTGGACTAGCGTCATGGGGTTCTATTTTGGCTCGTCCGCCGGCTCTAAGCAAAAGACAGATGCTCTTACCGCCTCTTTGGGGAATAAGCAGTGAAAGAGAATTTTCCGCAATGCTTTGCCCTCGTCCTTAAAAACGAAGGTGGATACGTTGATAACCCTTCCGACCCCGGCGGGGCTACCAACCTTGGCTGCACTAAGGCAACTTGGGAGGCTTGGGTTGGCCATCCCGTGACCAAGGATGACATCAAGGCACTAACGCCCAATGACGTCATGCCCCTATACAAAGCCAAGTATTGGGATACGATTAAGGGCGACGATCTGCCAGAGGGCGTGGATTATGCCGTCTTCGACTACGCAATTAACTCGGGTCCGTCCCGTGCCGCAAAAGCCCTTCAGTCGGTACTCAGTGTTACTGTCGACGGACAAATCGGGGCCGCCACGTTACGCGCTCTTGAAACGTCAAACCCTCGCGAAGTTGCTACAGCAGTCTGCGAAGCCCGATTAGCCTTTTTGCAAAGCCTGTCAACTTATGCTACCTTTGGCAAAGGCTGGTCTAGGCGCGTTTCCGAGGTGGAAACCGTTTCATTCAATATGGTTGGGTAACCTATATGTCACTGACCTACTCGTCATATGTCCAGCAAATTGCGACTTTGGCCGTTGTCCCGGTCACTGACCCCAATTACACGATCATTATTCCTAGCATGATCGACTATGCCGAGTTGCGTATGCAGCGCGACTTAGATTTTCTGTCTACACAGATTAGCACTTCTGCCTACACATTTACGTCTGGAAACAACCAATTAACTTTACCAACGTCTCAATTTATTGTACCTCAAACCTTTGAAGTTATTGACGGATCAGGCAATTCGTCCCCCCTTTTGGCGGTAGGTAAAGAATTTATACAAAATGTTTACGGATCAGGTTCTACGACAGGCTTACCTCAGTATTTTGCTGTTTATGGGGGCGATACTGCTACTACAGGTAATACGAGCCAATATATGATTGTTGGGCCTACGCCCAACTCAAACTATACAGTACGCCTCACTGGAACCGTTCGATCGGCCTCGCTTTCGGCTACCAATACCACTACGTATATATCAACATATCTTCCCGATATGTTTATTTTTGCATCCATGATCTACATCTCGGCCTATCAACGTAACTTTGGCCGAGCCAATGATGATCCGGCTATGGCTCAAACTTACGAAAGCCAATATCAGGCTCTCAAAGCAAGCGCTCTTATTGAAGAAAACCGCAAGAAATTTGAAGCGGCTGCTTGGACGTCTTATTCACCTGCTCCTGCCGCAACGCCGTCGAGGTAACCTATGCCTCACGCAACAATCAAATTAAAGCCCGGCGTTGAAACAACAACCACCTTTGCTCTTAACGAGGCGGCTTACTCCACATCGCAATTAGTTCGCTTTCTTCCTGAGCGAAACGGAATGGGCTTGGCGCAAAAACTTGGCGGATGGGTAAATTATTATACCTCGGCAATCGGTTCAAAAATTCGCGCACTCAAAGGATGGGCAGATTTAAATGCTGCAAACCATCTTGGGATTGGCGCTGAATCATCTCTTAATATTTTGACAAGCAATAATTTACAAAACATTACGCCGCAAAATACAACTACAAATACGGCACCTGTTTTCTCAACAACATCTGGATCGGCAACTGTTACTGTAACAGACTCAAATCTCTCTGCCTCCGTATTGGATTATGTTAATTACGTAACCCCAGTCGCGGTTGGCGGATTGGTTTTATATGGTCCATATCTTTTGCAGACGGCGGCCGGGACAACGTATTCTATTTTAGCATCATCCGCCGCGACATCGACAGCCAATACATCGACCAACACGACCGCTGGATCGTTTGTTGTTGGAAATACCTATAAAATTGTAACGGTGGGGACTACTGATTACACTCTTATTGGTGCTTCTGCCAACACAGTTGGTATAATATTTAATGCGACAGGTGTTGGTTCTGGCTCGGGAACAGCTAAACTTGTTGGTGTCCCGTCGTTTCAAACAACGTCTGGACTACAAACTGTTACGTGTTATTTGGACAATCACGGATATTTGCCGGGCAATACGTTTTACATTGGAATTTCTACAACCGTTGGCGGCATTACGCTATCGGGGCTTTACACTGTTTTAACAGTCCCTAGTGCAAGTTCATTTACTTTTGCTGCTGCCAATACTGCCACATCATCTGCTGGCCCAACCGCCATGAATAGCGGTAATGTCAATTCCAACTTTTATATTGCCGTTGGCCCACAACCAACAGGTTCAGGTTTTGGTGTTGGCGGTTTTGGTACGGGCGGTTTTGGTGTTGGTACAACACAAACACCTTCTAACGGAACACCAATTACGGCGACCGATTGGACGCTTGATAACTACGGGTCTTATCTTCTTGCTTGCCCAGCTGGGGGCGCAATTTATTATTATGATCCAAGCGGGCAATTACAAAACGCTCAAATTATTGGTGGGAATGCGCCACTGGTTAATTCTGGTATGTTTGTGGCCATGCCGCAACGCCAAATTATTGCCTATGGATCATCGTTTACATTGCAAGCCGATCCTATGTTGGTTCGTTGGTGCGATGTAAATAACCTCCAAGTGTGGAACGCGACGGTTACCAACCAAGCAGGCTCATTTCGTATTCCTACTGGTTCAAAAATTGTCGCTGGTATCCAAGGGCCACAACAAGGTCTTTTGTGGACCGATCTTGATATGTGGGCAATGCAATATGTTGGCCCGCCACTGGTTTATGGGTTCAACAAAATTGGGTCTAATTGCGGCGCAGTGTCTCGTCACTGCGTAGGGCAATTGAACGGCGCCGTGTATTGGATGAGCCAAAAACAATTCTTTATGTCCATGGGATCGGGGCCACAATCTATTCCGTGCCCTGTTTGGGATGTAATTTTCCAAAATATTAACACGTCGTATCTTTACAAAGTATGCTGCGGCGTCAATTCTCAATTTAATGAGATTACATGGTACTATCCATCCGCCTCGTCCACTGAGAACGATAGTTATGTCAAATACAACGTCAGCCTCGGACAATGGGACTACGGTACTCTTGGCCGCACTGCTTGGATTGATCAATCTGTTCTTGGGCCTCCCATTGGTGCTGGCTCTGATAATTGGCTTTATCAGCATGAAGTAGGCAACGATGCAGTCTACAATGGCCAGACAACTGGCATGCAGTCTTCTTTCCAGACAGGTTACTTTGAGCTGAACGAGGCCGATAACCTTGTCTTCGTGGATCAAATATGGCCTGACATGAAATGGGGAACATACAGTGGCAACCAAAATGCTACCGTATATTTGACCATTTATTATACCAATTACGCCACTGACACAGCCACCTCGCCATCAACTAGTTACTATTCTGGCTCTCCTTCCGGCGCGGTTAGTTCGGTTACTTTTCCGATGACGCAATCGACCGAGTACGTCTCTTGTCGTATTAGGGCTCGATATATGTCGTTTGCTTTATCATCAACCGATACGAATACTTTCTGGCGTCTTGGTGCGATTAAATACCGTTATCAATTGGATGGGAGGTTCTAATGGCGTCACTTGACGATATTCTCACTACCCAAAAAAACGGCGTCGTGGGCATAAATTCTTATGTGAATTTGTTAACAAACCACGCGGGGTCTTACTCAACCAAAGAGCTGTCGGCTGGTTCGGTAGTTAAATCATCTTCAGGCTGGCTTGCGACGGTCAGTGTTATTGTGGCTGGATCAACTCAAGGGTATCTTTACGATGCCACATCCGCGGCCTCTGGTGCTCGTATTTATGCCGTGCCTAACACGCTTGGTATATATCAAGTGCAAATACCATTTGCCACAGGGCTTTATTTTTCGCCCGGAACTGGTTCGATCATTTCTGTAGGATATTCGTGATGCCATTAACGCCGGGTAAATCACAAAAAACGATCAGTCACAACATCTCCGAGATGGTCCACGCGGGCCATCCGCACGATCAGGCTGTGGCTGCAGCATTGGCTACCGCGCGTAAAACAAAAGCCGAAGGCGGCAATTTTACCGTAACCAAAACTGGCCCCGGCGCGTTTATGGGTAATCCGTTAAAAGAGAAAATCGAACCCGTTAATGATACAACGGTCAAGCATCAGCACATGCTGCATGAAGGTCCAATCCGTTCGCCTGTCGCCGGTCGCACTGATCATCTGCCAATGACAGTGGCGTCTGGATCGTTTGTGATCCCTGCTGATATTGTTTCTAAAAAAGGTGAGGGAAACACTGAGGCGGGGTTTAAAGTTATTAAAGAGCTTTTTGACCCCGTTGGCGGTTACAAAATGTCTCGTCGCATGTTTTCTTCTTCGCCTTATTTTCAAGAAAGCAAGCAACCTTATCAGTCTGGTAAAATGCCTTATTCCGCTGGTGCAACTCCTTACGGAGCCCATTTAGCGACAGGGGGCAGTACCCCCGAAGATTCTCTCCCCGTCGAAATTATTGCCGCAGGCGGAGAATATGTTATCAAGCCTAGCTCTGTTCGAGCAGTTGGTGGCGGTGACATCGACTATGGCCACGACATCCTTGATCATTTCGTGGTCGAATCTCGTAAAGATTTAATTAAAACGCTTCAAAAATTACCGGGGCCAAAGAGGGACTAATGACAGATATTAGATTAGGCACACCTGACGACGAAGCCGCCATGCTTGATTTGGCTCTCCGCGCTTGGGAAGAAAATGGGATAAAAGACGTAAACCCTGAGAAGATGCTGGGTATGATTCGCCCCGCTCTGTATCTCTGGGAAGGGCTGGTCGGGATCATTGGTGAGCCCGGAAAAAAGATCGAGGGGGCAGTCCTTTTAAGAGTCAGCAAAATGTGGTATTCGGATAGCTTAATGCTTGAAGAAAAGGCCATTTTTGTCGACCCTGAGTTTAGAAGCGCGAAAGGCGGCCGCGCTCGAAGGCTTTGTGAGTTCTCTAAAAAGGTAGCCGATGAATTGGGCTTGCCGCTCATTATTGGTGTTCTTTCGAACAACAGAACCGCGGCTAAGGTAAAATTGTACGAGCGTTCGTTTGGTCCGCCAGCGGGGGCTTTTTTCTTATACAACGTCCATACTGGACACGAAGAGCATATGACGGAGCACTAAGATGGGTGGCAAGACTGGAACGACGACGTCTAGCGTATCTATCCCGCCCGAGGTTATGGCGCGGTATAACTCCGTTAACGCCACGGCTGAAAAAGCTGCAGGTACGCCGTTCCAGCAATATAGCACCGATCCTAATGCTTTCGTCGCCCCTTTAAACGAACAACAGCAGACAGGCATTAATAATATCAATCAACAAGCCAATGCTGCCCAACCCGGTTATCAAACCGCTATGCAGGGCACTCAGGCCGCGTCTCAAGGATATAATGGTCAGAACTATCAACAGGGCGTTCAGGCCTATATGAACCCTTATTTGCAAAATGCCATGGGATCGACCGCGGCGATGATGCAAAACCAAAACCAACAGCAACAAAACCAATTAATGGGCAATGCCATCCAGCAAGGCGCTTTCGGCGGAGATCGTGGCAATATTGCTCAGGCCGCACTTATGGGCCAGCAAAACCTTGCCATGGGGCAGACGCTCGGCCAGATGGCAAACCAAGGTTATCAGCAGTCCGCTCAAAATTATATGCAGGGCCTGCAGCAACAGGGTGCGCTGGCCAATCAGTATGGCAACCTTGCCGGCGCAGCGCAGACAGCAGGCTTACAGGGCGCTCAGGCGCAGCTTGGCGCTGGTACGCTTGGCCAGCAGACCGAGCAGGCTGGCAAAACGGCACTGTACAACCAGTTCCAACAGCAGCAGGCCTATCCGTTCCAAGTGGCTCAATTCCTTGCCAATATCGCGGAAGGCACCGGCGCTTTGTCTGGATCGACCACGACGCAGACATCGCCCACGTCATTTTTCTCCGATCGTCGCCTCAAACACGATATCCATCGCATCGGCGAGACGGACGAAGGCTTGCCAATCTATAAGTTCAAGTACAAGGGCGACGACAAGACAAACATCGGTTTTATGGCCGACGAGGTCGAAAAGGTCCATCCAGAAGCTGTCGGCGAATCACATGGCTTCAAGACCGTCGACTACGATCGTGCGGCGCGTTACGCGGGCGGCTTAGTTGGCAATTCCGAGGGCGGAATGGTCACGCCCATGCATACAAAAGAAGGCTACTTTGAAGGTGGTGATGTAGTATCGCCAACCGATCTGTCGGCCATTCTTGCGTCGCAACAACAATCTTACGCCCCGTTCCAACAGGGCGGCTTATACGGTGCTACAAGTGGTGGGATGCCCGGCGGTAAAAGCCATGTCCCCGCAGGTAATTTGCCTGTGGCGCATCTTGCCGTTGCAAGCCCAATTAGATCACAAGAAGGCGAAACACTCGCTGGTGACGTTCATAGCGTTGCTAATATGGGTGCTGACGTCAGCAAGCTTAATCAATATCGTAAAGATATTATGGGTCAGAAAGCAAAAGCAGCTGTTCCCGCAACAGCTACAGCCGCAGCCCAACCTGCACAAGAAGCTACAGGCCTTGAATGGGTTAAAGATTATTTTGGCGGCAACCAACCTCAAGGCCAATACCGCGGCGGTCTCGTGCATGCCTATGCCGGTGGCGGCGATGTAGAACCTTACGCCGAAAACGATCCTATGTCGGATGTTGTTAAGAGTGGTGAAAAAAGCCCCACGGAACTTAAACTTTTGCAAGCCCATCAGCTTCCTACGGGCGGTTCGGGGTCAAGTACTCTTGGCGATGCAATGACGCTTATGGAAGCAGGCAAGACAGCATCTGAGGCCATCCCTGCATTCATGGCTATGTTTGCCGCAAGAGGCGGGCGCATGGGATATGAAGACGGAGGCAGCGCAGAGGGTGATGATGTTGTGGGAGCAATGGGCCCACAGCTTCCAAATAACCCTAATTATTATAAAGCACGAGCCGTTGAAATTGCTAAAAATGTCGGCATTGACCCAGTTGATTTTGTTAAATTGGGTCAAGGAGAAAGTGGTTTTGTTCCGCATTCTGGCGATGACAATTCTTCTGCAGGCGTAATGCAAAATCATATTGGTGGTGCATCAGCACAATTTCCTCATGGTGGCCGAGGCGATGAGTTTATTGCCAAGTATGCCCCTGATGAAATTAAAAACGGTACGCCAGAACAAAAGATTGCATATCTTAACGCGCGTGAAACTCAAATTCCGCAAATGCAGGATGCTGCTGAATATATTAAAGCAAACGGCGCACAACCGTGGACGGTTGCTAAACAGCAAGGTTTATTTGGTGCCACGCGCCCTGCTGATATGCCTGTAAAAGGCGGTTTAAACGCTCAGGCTACGGGCGCGCGTGGCGCACAAGGTTTCCAACCTCCAGAAGGGGACGCGCAGCCAAAATCGCTTGGCGATATGCTTACAAGCGAAAGTACTCTTGTTCCACTTTTGGCGGGCCTTGGCGCTATGGCTGGGTCTAAGAGCCGCTACCTTGGTTCTGCTATTCTTGAAGGTCTTGGCGCTGGCGCTAAAGGCTATGAAGACGTGCAAGCAAATATTGCAAGCCGTGGCCTCACTAACGCGCAACGCGATGTTCAAGCAACACTGGCCGGAAGCAATGCTCAAACAATTGCTCAAAATTCTATGTTCAAGGGACCAGACAATCAAATGTATATTATGACCGCACAAGGTCCAATGTTGAAGGGCTTGTGGGATCAAAGTCTTGCTCAAGGGAAATATATTCCAGCGGTCGGTTACGATCAGATGGTAACAATGATTTCCCGCATCCCCGGCGCGCAACCCGTAAGTGGCGGTCCGGCGCAAGGTGGAACAGCAACGCAAGATCAAACAGCGCCGCGGCAAGTTACTCCAGTCCCGGGCGCTGGCACTGTAAAACAAGTTGCGGGTTCGCCGGGTACTGAAATTGGTGACAACGGCCGAGCAATAGCAGAGCGTACTTATAATACGTCTCTTGTTAATCAGGCTGATTACGCGCCTAAAAAAGCTAAATCCAATGAGCTTGAAGATTCAGTGTTAGGCCAAAGAAATACCGCTATCAATCAAGGAAACCAAGCTAACCAACTTGCGGGAGCAATTCTATCCATTGATCCTAACGGTTGGAACTCAATTGGTCCGACGTCTCCTTTGCGGAACACTTTTTCCAATTATTGGAATGATATTTTGGTTAAAGCCGCAAATGAAGTTGGCTATACACGCGATCAAATGAGGGATTACCTCATCAATCCTGAAGACATTGGATCGACGCAGGCGGCCGCAAAAATTAAAGCTGCGCTTTCGTTCGCTGGAGCCGACGCAAATATGCAGCATTCTTTGGGTGCATTGCAAAATGCTAGCGCGATGGTTCCTTCGACAGAAAATTCTTACGAAGGTGCGGTCGACAATTTAGCTGGTATGTTTGTCAATAAACAAAAAGCAATCGATCAATATTCTTACCTTCAAAATCTTAAAAACCATGTTGCCTCAATAGGTGGACCGGCTATGCAGGATCGTTATCTGGTGCAAGATGCATTAAATGCTTTTGCCCTAGACCATAACGAAGCTCAATATGGCGCCGAAAAAGAACGCCTTAAGAAGATACTTGCGCGGCGCACGGAATCAGGAAGCTCTTACTTTAACGATTTATACACGGGCAAGAAAAGCATTCGAGACCTTGAAAAGGCAATGCCCGGCATCACTCGTTATATGCTAAACAACTGAGGTAACAACATGGCCGCTCCTATTGTCGACCCGGATGATGCGCTTCTTGACAAGCTGGCTGGTGTTGCTTCGGCTCCCGGAGCAGCCCCTCGTCGCGCATTAAGTGACGATGAATTGCTTAATCAATTGTCTGGTACAACAGCACCGGCAGCGCCAGCCCCACGAGGTCCTGCTGCTCCTGTTGCTCCTGATAATACCGATTATGAAAACATGACTTTGGGCCAAGCGGCATACAAAGGTTTGGGCAATTTGGGAGCAAGCGCAAAAGGTAAATTTCAGGCCATTGGCCATGCCGTTATGAACCCGTCTGAAACAGCCTCTGCGATAGGTCAAATTGGCACTGGTTTATATTCCAAAGCCAAGGGCATGTTTGTCGATCAAGACCCAGCTGAAAAAGCCAAGGCCGAAGCCATCGTCAACGCTCTTGGTCAGCATTACGCCGACACGTATGGCTCATGGGCTGGGTTCAAAAAAACACTTGCCACAGACCCGTTTGATATTGGCATGGACGTAGCAAGCCTTGTGCCCGGCGTTGGCGCTGCAGGACGAGCAGCAGGCCTCACAACCGAGGCCGCAGGCGCAGCTGGTAAAATTGCCCAATTAGGAAGCGCGGCAGGCAAAGCTGCGTCTATGCTTGATCCTGTTCAGGCTGCGATAGCGGCCGGTTCTAAAGTAGGTAGCACAGCGGCTAAAGCTGCAGATTGGGCAACCACAGGAACGCAATCGGTTCTTAGCGGTGTACCTAAAAGCCTTCTTGGCATATCGCGTGAAGCTGGTGCTACAACAGATGCTGAAAATGCTTTAGCCTATAAAAAATTTCAACGGGGGCAAGGCAGTATTTCTGAAATTGCAGATACTGCAATGGATGGTGTTGATGAATTAAAACAACAAGCATCAGATTCTTATCTTCAAGATAAGGCCAACTTAGCTAAGTCGCAAGTTCAATTACCTATGAATAAAATTCAAGCTAAATTGGACGAATTAAATGATTTTATGAACTCGGGTGGAACATCAAACCGATTTTCCAATATGAGAGGCATTGTTCAAGATATTAACGATCAAATTAATGCAACGCGTTTGAGCAAGGACCCAACGGCGCGAACTATGGTTGATTTGGATAATTTGAAGCAATCAATCGGCAGTTTGGCGGGCAATGCACCCGGTGCATTCAAAGGAAAAATAGGCGACATTGCCAGCTCTATTCGCGAAACAATTGCGGATCAAGATTCAAAATAC